TATGGTAATCGGTATTTTATGGGCTTTAGCCGGCTTCAGGCTACTCAGAGTGCGATATTCTATCGTGGTGATGTGACTGGTTTTAGTGCCATTACCACGATATGCAATGGTGGCTTACTAGACCCCGACTCCTGTGCCGTAAATCTTAACATTGGGCGCAGTCCTGTAAATATAAATCACAATAAAGGTGGACTATGGCGACCTAGAGCGTGGTTCGATAGAGCATTAACTGAAGCTGAATGGCAACAGATATGGGAAAAAGAAGTGGAGTGGTTTAGGTCATGATAGATTTGGAAGGAAAGCTATATCGAATTGATGATGCGACAGGGCATATAACTTCTATATTCCCCTCTGACACCAACCTAACCTGCACGCTTACGGCTGCTGCCACCGCCCATACCTTCAGTGCATGGACAGAGATAGCGGATAGCGCAGCTACTAAATTATCGGCTGCTACTGCTACAAGTCCAGGTCATATCACATCTGTTGTGATTGAAACGGTAAGCGATAATGCTGCCCTCTATATGTATGAGGTAGCTTGGGGGGACGCTAAGAACTTAATTACATCGGGAAGGTTTGCTGGAGCTGGTAAGTTTCAGGCAGCCCACATACAAGATAGATTCTGGGCACCTCGTTTTCCAGCAGGAGAACTAATCTACTATCGCATGAAAACTGAGACGGCTGTGGCTGATACCTGCACAATCCATCTCAGGTATCACACGCACTAGGAGATGATATGACAGATATTGAGAAAGTAAAGCTCAAAATAGGCACCGTGATTAGTGCTACTTTCACTGATGCCCAGATTCAAGCCTTCCTGGATATGGAAGGTACTGTCAATTTAGCTGCCGCTTCCGCGATAGAGTCATGGGCTGCTAGTGCTGTTGATACAGTACAATCAGAAAAGATGGGCGACTACTCATATTCTAAGAAATTTATCGAAGGCGCACTTGAAATCGCCAAGAGGTTACGAGAGAGCGAATCTGATACTCCTGTCCTAGAATGGGCGGAAATGGATTTGGAGGCGATAGGGGAGTGAGTTATACATCGCTGTTAATAAACTCAGCTTCAGTCTGGCGTTATACGGTCGGCACCCCTGATGCTTATGGACAACCGACAATAGGTGGAGGTTGGGCCGTTGTGGCGGAATTATCGGATATACCATGCAGGATAATGTCTGCTAAGGGCAAGGAAATCGTTATCGGCGCTGAGGTTGTTGTGGCTGATTATAAGCTCTTTTTAGGGGATGTAATTCTCACTGAGCAGGATAGGGTAAAAGTTTGCTGGGGAACACCGGACTCCTGGAAAGAGTACGAAATCTTATTGGTAAGCGATATTCAAGACGGAGCAGATAGCCACCACAAGGAGTGCTACCTCAGGATTGTTCGATGAAATTGAATTTCACAATAGACTTGAATCTAAAAACCAAAGAAGTTACCAAGGCATCTTTGAAGGCTGCCAGAGAAGGGATGAGAGATACCGTGATACTGATAATGAATGATGCCAAGAAGGATACACCATTCCAGTATGGTACAAACCAAAGCTCAATAGCATCTGAGGCGAGTGGTTTCCCTGGGGGTGAAGGAGTGGTTGACCAGCACAAAATAGAGGGCGCTGTTTATTCCACGTCTGGTTATGGGGGCTATTTAGAGTCTGGTACTAAATATACGAAGCCACGGCCTTATATTAAGCCAGCGTTTGACAGACACCAGTCTAAATTTCCTAAGCTAATGAAAGAACATCTGGAGAGAGCATGATAAAGTCAACCAGGGGTATATGTCAATGTTGGATAGTAACGCAATTATAAGAGCATATCTGGCTGCCGATGCGGGCTTAATAGCTCTAGTCGGGGCGAGGATTTATTGCCCGCGCTTGCCTGAGAACGCAACTCTCCCGGCGATTGGATTCTTTGTAAGAGGGGGTACGTCAACGCCTTATATTCCAGGGATGCCCTCACCAAGCGTTCAGTTTGACTGCTGGGCTCTGCAATATATCGGAGAACCAACGCCTGCTTCTATGCGAGCCCGGGAACTCTACCGCGCACTATATGACGCCCTCCAGGGGATTCAGAACACGAAAGTCACAATCGGGACAACCGATTACTATATTTTATCAGCTATTGAAGAAGTGCAAGGGCAGGACTTGGTCGATACCGATATACCCAATTATTTTAGAGTGCTAACGTTCTTTTCGGTTATGCTGAGATGAGCAAAAAAGGCGATAAGAAGCACAAAAGGAGGCGCATAATGGACAAACCAACAGAAAACTTTGGCGATCCTGAGGAGCTGATGCCCACTCCAGAAAGGCTCAAAAAAGAGGTGCCAATAGAGGTGCCAGTGGCAGAGGAACTCCTAGAACCCCCAAAGAGGCCACCAGAGCCTAAAATTGAGGCACAAAAAGAGAAACCTATACCAACAGAGGCAGAGATAGTCGAACCTGGCTCTTTGGCGACAATTAGAGCACGTAAGGCAGCGCATCAAGCGCAGTTAAGGAGGTAAATTATGGCAAAGACAATAGCAAACGTTTTAACAGGAGTAGCGGCGCTGTATATCAGGCAGCCCAATGATGCTATAGCGGAATGGTCGGAACCGGGATATGACGACTCGCCTCAATCGGCGAAACTCTTAAAGACTGGTTCTGGTGCCGGTGGAAGCACTCATGTACAATTCACTCCAGCAGCTGGAACAACGCTGGCAGTTTGGCAGGCTGCCATCACTGATTATGCCTTCCGTCACAATAATCAGGACATCGGCGCTATCGCTAACTGGGCGCAAATGGAGTTCAAGTTTGAAGACCCGAATAGTGGTGGCTGGGCTGAAGTTACTGCTGTGGCCTTACAGAGCATAGTGGGTACCGGGCTCTGGGTTTTGACAACACTGGCGGCCAACACTCCGTCTGGTTATGGTGGAGTTGGTGAAACAGGTGTTTCGTTCTTTGACTGGACACTAGCTGACCTTGATACTGTGGAAGCACAAATAAACCTTGATGGCGCAGTAGACAACGCAAGTGATTGGCTACTTACCAGAATAAGAATTGAGCTTTGGGAACCCACACCTGCAAGATACTGCTATATCGGTGAGGTTACCATTGCAGGAACTAGCTATACAGTAACCCCCGGCGGAACTGCTCCTGGCATGGCGCTGGGTAGCCCCTTTACTGAAGTGGGTTACACCGAAGATGGCGTGACGCTGGAATATACCGCCGACACAGCCGATATTGAAGTCGAAGAAGAAACCTTCCCCATCGACCGGGTAATAACTAAGGAAACTGTAGCCGTTACCTGCAATATGGCAGAGAGCTCTCTCTACAACATGGACAAGGCAATGGCCGGCAGCGTGCTATCCGGAGGTATAATCAAGCTAGGTGGCAGCGTCAATAAGACCATGAATCTCAAAATAGAGGGAACAAACCCTGCTGGTTACACCAGGTCTATCCTTATCCCAGTAGCCACTGCCACAGGAGCGGTAGGGATGGCCTACAAGAAGGGCGAAAAGACAGTTGTGCCCGTGACCTTCCAGGCCTTAAAGGGCGATAGCGATGCCGTTCAGATAGTCGATAACATAGCATAAAAAGGAGAGAAATGGAAAGAACTGAGGAGCAGAAGGTGGCTCGTGCGCCAGTGATTGTGATATTGGGTGGCGAAGAATACTCAATTAGGCAGTTGACTCTTGATGAATCGGCGGTATGGAAGCAGCAAGTTGCGAAGCTGTTGTCGGATGGCTTTAGGCAAATGAAAACTGATGCTACTGAGCCTGAGAAATTCAGCACAGCATTGTTAGCTTTCATTATTGATTCTCCGAATGCCTTGATTGACCTTTTCTTCGCCTATGCCAAAGACCTTGACCGAGCAGAGATAGAAAAAATTGCAACCGAAACCGAGATAGCGGTTGCGTGGGAGAAGGTGCGACAAGTTGCATTCCCTTTAGCGCAGTCACTGGTGGAAACGATGGGCAAAATGCTTCCATAGGTGAGACTTTTGAGTTTTTTATGGCTGAGTGGCATTTGCCGCCAGACTATATAATGTCACATTGGACAGAAGAGTTGTTTGTGCTGATGGTTGATAAGTTGATTTTGCGTAAAAGAAAGGAATCCGAGGCGATAAGCGGCCACTCCTCTGGGCGTACTATTCCCGATGACCAATTTTTCAAAGAGGCAGGGATTAAAGTGAAGAAGGTGAAGCATGGCACTTAACGTTGGCGATGCTGTACTTAAAATAACAGGCGATAACAAAGACCTTGACAATGCCCTGAAGAATACCGATAAGCAAGTTAAGTCCTCTACTGATAGCTGGTCTAAGAATATGAAAATGGCTGGGGCAGCGATGGTAGCCGTTGGTACAGCTATTGTTGCTGCTTTGACCTTTGCTACAATGGCTGCTGCTAAAGAAGAAAAGGGAATTAAACGGCTTGAAATTGCCATGAGGAATGTTGGCATTGCCTATGGTGGTGCTACAAGTGAATTAGAACAGTGGATAGATAAAATGCAGCAATCTACTGCATATGCCGATACTGAAATGAGGGATGCTTTGGCATCCTTAATTCGTATCACAAGAGATGTAGAGAAAGCCAAAGACCTATTGACTCTCGCAGCGGATGTGGGTGTTGGCATGAATAGGGACTTGACATCAGCCACGACTCTTTTGATGTATGCCCTTTCTGGTAATTGGGGAATGCTTGAGAGATATATCCCTGCTATTAAATCCGCTGCAAATGAAGAAGAAAAGTGGCTGATGTTAAGAGAATTGTTTGCTGGCCAGGCGGAGGAATTTGCAAAGACCACTGCTGGTCAGATGAAACTGCTCAAAAACAATATAGGTGATGTTGGTGAGGCCATAGGCTTTGCGCTCCTTGATAACCTTGTAGGTGTACTGAAAAAGATGAATGAGACTATCCAGTCAGTTAAAGAATGGATAGGAGAAAATACTGAATTAGTTAAAGGTCTTGTAATTTTTGCCCTTGCTCTGGGGGGGATTTTAATAGGATTAGGGACCTTTCTTATATTTGCTCCTGGGGTTTTAGCAGCAGGTACTATGATGGGTGTTGGTTTTACTGCCATGCTTGGCCCGATTGGGTTAGTAATTTTAGCTATAGCTGCTGTGATTGCTATAGGCGTATTGCTTATAAAGAACTGGGATAAGATTGTCGATTTCTTTACCGGTTCGCAACGAGTAATGACAAAGGAACTTAAAAAGCAATTAGAGGAACGAACTAAACTCCAGAAAGAAGCCTTTGAGAAACAGAGAGCTGATGCAAACGAAGCTCATGGCAAAGCTGTAGAGGACCTCCGTAAACACTATGGAGTCCTGGAAGGCTATACCAAAGATGGAGAAAAGACCCTCATGGATATAGCTAGGGATACCTCGAAAGCCAGAGAGGAAGCCATTGAGAGTGAAATAGATGCATTGGAGCGGGCGCATAAGGAAAAGATGTATTTGCTCGATGCTGAAATGGAAGCGTTGGATGATGCACATAATCAAAAGATGCGGATGATAGATGAAGAATATCAGTCTAAACTTTCTGCCCTCGATGCCGAAACCAATGCAGCCATTAAGGCCCTAGAAGATGAGCTAGGCATTATGGATACTGAAGATAAAGCCACACAGCGGTCAGATGAGGATGCAACAGATAATGAGCGATTGCGACAGATACAATATGCTATCCGAACTGCTAAAAATATCTTTGTACAAAAGCAGGCTGAAAGGCAATTGCTTGATTTTCAGGAAGAGATGGCTGAAAAGAAACAAGATAGGGATAGGGCCGATAAGAGGCAATCTATACGAAGTCAGATTGCAGCATTAAGAGAACAGGCTGTTAACCAGAAGGAAGCACTTCAGGCCGAACATGATGCAAAGATGGAACAAGAACAAGCACTCTTTAATGCCACAAGGGAACGATTCGACAAAGAGAAAGAGGCATTAGATGTAACTCTTCAAACAAAATTAGAGCATTTACAAGAAGAGAAAGAAGGTTTAGATAAGGCATTAGCAGCGGAATTGATACGGCTAGAAGAAGAACGCCAAGCCTATGAGGAGGCCGAAAGTGCCAAGTTAGCCAAATTAAAAGAGAGCCTAATGCAACAAGAGGAACTTCTGCAATCTTTCCACGATAGAGAGATGGCTAGGTTAGAACTCAGAGCTAAAGGAATTGAGCCTAAGTTAGTTGGCGAAGAAGAAAAATCTGGATGGCAGAAAATCGTAGACTTTATGAATGAACCTCTTGTCATGGCTGCCGCTCCAATGTTAGCTCCAACTTCCTTCGCAGCTAAAAAATTCTCCTCTTTCCAAGGCTTTGAAGGAACAATCCCAGGCATCCCAGGCACGCCAATCCCTGCCATAGTCCATGCTGGAGAGTACATCGGGCAAGGCGGTGGGAACACAGTCAATATCTATAATCCCTCTGTCCGCTCTGATAACGATATAACGGAAATAACCCGCCAGGTATCAAGGGAAATGTTACGAATGCAGCAGATGAGGATGAGTTATGGCTAATTCGCTCACCTATAGAGGCTATGATTTCGCTGACTATGGGCTTGTTGTCGAGGAGCGCTCTATCCCTATGACGCATCGAATTGATAGCATCCCGCTCCACTGGAGGGCGTTTGCTACCGATAGCAAGATAGAGGCTAAAAGCATCTCTCTCAATATAACAGTGACCGCGGCCAGCGTAGCGGCACTAAAAACGAATATGGACACAATCAAACGATTATTAAACACCCAGGTAGATGAGCGGCTTATTCTGGACTCACTATCAGATAGGTACTGGTGGGCCAGGTTTAAGTCCTTAGCCGGCAAATTCAAAGGGATTAGGTTTGAGGGGAGTGTAGATTTCCTCTGCTTAGACCCCTATGCCTATGATAATACTCCAGTTTCAAACGACTATACCGACAATGAGGAGCCCGAGGTAATTCAGGAGACCCCCGGTGGGACCGCGCTAATAGAGCCTGTTTACACTTTAACAGCAGACGGCCAGCAGCATGGGGTAACGGTCAAGATAAGGAATGATACTTTAGCGATGGAAATTCAATGGGTTGGCGATTTAGAGGATACGGAAATTTTAGCATTCGATTGCTCGACATGGATAGTTACCCTGGATGGGGTAGCCTCGATGAGTGCCGTGAGCGGTCAGTTCCCAGTCCTATCACCGGGGGTGGCAAATCAGATAGAGGTTTACGATTTTGACGGAAACGTTAATATCGCATACAGAAATAGATACGCTTAAAGGAGGTACATTATGGCAAACGCTTTATATCAGTTGGGTAGGGGTCATTTCTTGGATGCAGACATAGACTGGTCTGCTAATGACATCGTGTTCTCGTTCATGGACACCGATGACTACACAGTGAACCTGGACACCGATGAAGACCAGGTCGATTTAACGGATGCTGGCATCATAGCCACAAGTGCTGCTATGGCTGGCAAGAGCTCGACGTTTGGTGTTGCTGATGCCGCCGACACGACAATAGCTACCGTGGCTGGTGACCAGTTTGAGGCTATCGTTATCTACTATGACAGTGGCGTCGATGCTACAAGCTTACTAATCGCCTACATCGACACAGCGACCGGCCTTCCCTGCACGCCTAACAACGGCGACATAACCGTTCAGTGGGATGCTGGGGCAAATAAAATTTTTAAGTTGTGATTGAAGATGAGTGTTCTTTATGCTATAATCCCATTGGTTCTTGAAAGGAGAAACCGATGGGGGAAAAAGAGTATAAGTATGAAAAACGGAAGCATCAGATATGCCCAGTTTGTGATCAAGGATTTAATCCGAAATGTGGCAAGCAAAGACAAATCTGTTGTTCAAAGACTTGTGCTAGAATCCTCAATTGGCGAACACGGAAACCTAAGGAGCGGATTCCTCAATCAAACGGATATATCTGGCATTATGTTGAGAACCATCCCCATGCTGTTCGGTTACATAAAAAGATGCGACCGCATGGCGGATATATTCTGGAACACCGTTTTATCATGGAGCAAATTCTTGGTCGCATACTTGAATCAGATGAGCGAGTACATCATAAGAATGGCATCCGAAACGATAACAGGCCAGAGAATCTTGAGCTATGGTCGATTAGCAGAAAAGACCCACCGGGCAAACGAACTATTGATTGGGTCATTGATTACTTGCGAAAGCAAGGATGGGAGGTAAAAGAACCAGATGGACTTATTAATTGCAAAACCAGGCGCTGTTAAAATCGGGAACGATGGATTCCATGTTATCCTTCAGCAGGATGACAAAACCATGCTAATTCCTTGGCAAGCTGCCTTAGAGGTGGCAAAGGCAATGACAACTGTAGCCAGGAAGGTAGAGGAGGTTGTTAAGGTCGACCAGATAGTCAGTGATGAGGCTTTCCTGAACCGCCTCGGCTTCCCTATTGGCTTAACTAACAACCCTGACATTAAAAAGGAAGCCTTTCAGAAAGCTCAGTACGACCCTCAGTTAAGGAAGTATATGCCGAATGCTGTAGGAATACCGAGCTCTGAGGCAGTAGGAACGCCGAGTTTAATTCAGCACAAACCGAAAGGAGGTAAAGACAATGGAAAATGAACCTAAAGGGAAGTCTTATGATAGCATGACCCTCGACAAACTTTATATAGAAAAGAGAGGACTTGAGAACCAAATAGCTGCCTTAAAGAAAACGGCTAGGGAGATAGCGGCAGTTATCGAGATTAAGCACACCGAAGAAAAAGTTGCAGGCATGAATGACACACAGAAGGACTCCCTGAGACAAGTTCTAGGCAAGGGATAGGAGCTCCGACTCCAGGAAAACTGCTGTGGGCTAGTGTATCAAAAATCTATTAAGCCATAGGAGATATTAAATGGCCTGGCTCGGAACTTACGCCAAAAGAATACCTATCACCATTGAATATACCTTTGGTGGCACTCAAAGGGTAGACGCAACTGTAGCGGACTTCCCAGTTCTTGTCTATATCAGTGCTGCTAGTGGTATATCAGATGATGATGCTAGTTGCGTCTTTGATGAGTTGACCTCTGATGAGAACGCCTTAAAAATAGCCGTTACTACATCGGACGGTACTACTGAATGTTCTGTAGAAATTGAAAAGTGGGATGATGCTAATGAGAAGGCGTGGCTTTGGGTTAAAGTTCCCTCTGTAAGCCATACTGCTGATACACCTCTATATCTCTACTATGATGCAGACCACGCTGCCAGTACCAAAGATAATTCAGCAGGCAACAAGGTAGGTCTTTGTGCTGATGGTAGTGCTGCTACTCATGCAGTTTGGGATGCTAACTTCAAGATGGTTCATCACATGACAGGAGCTAACGCAGCAGCTTTAGACGATTCTACTTCAAATAATAATGATGTTACAGACCCCGATGTAGGCGCACCAACCTATGACCAGGCTGGAAAGATAGCAAATGCTGTAGAGTTTGATGGCACTAATGATGCTTTGAATGTTCCTGATTCAGCCGACTTTGATTTTGCTGGTGACTTTACTTTGGAGCTATGGGGTATTCCTCATACTCCTGACGCCTATAAGGTGCTCTTACAACGATATGATGTCGGGGATAAAGATGGATATTTGCTTTGTACTTATTCGACAGGCAATGGGAATTGGAGAAGTGTAACGTATGTTAATCCTGCTGCTGTTACATGTGATAGCGATGGCGATTCTTCTGGCGGTTGGCAGCACATAGTATTGGCAAGGTCGGGAACAACAAATACTCTATATGTAGATGGGGTAGCTCAAACTGACACTGAAGAATTGGGAGGTGCAATAGCAAGTGATGAAATTCTCCATATAGCTGAATCTTATGAAGGAACTTCCCGATTTGATGGCCTTATAGATGAGGTACGTATTTCAGATGATGACCGAAGCGCAGCCTGGATAAAAGCCTCATACTACTCAGGTGCTGATAACCTATTGACTTGGGGAAGTGAGGAGGAAGAGGTGCAGACTCTTTTACCATCTGCGATTGCTTCCCTTGAAGCCTTCGGTACGGCTGTGGTTACTGGCCCGATAATAGCTAGTGGTATAGAGTCTGCCGAAGCCTTTGGAGCTCACCAACTTAACTTCACAGTTCTACCGTCTGCTATAATATCTCTTGAAGCCTTCGGAACGCCGCAACTCAATTTCATTCTATTACTCTCTGCCATAGAATCAGCCGAGGCTTTTGGCAGCCTTAACGTTGCTTATCAACAATTCTTATCACCAGATGCTATCGTATCAGTAGAAGCCTTTGGTACATCAAAGATTGTCCTCTTTTTGCTTCCTTCTGCGATTGTCTCTGCCGAAGCTTTCGGAACGGCTAAACTAAACTTTATCCTAGTACCTAATGGAATAGTTACACTGGAAGCCTTTGGTACAACTAAACTCATTCGTATAATCAGGCCTACAGAGAGATTGGTTGGCTCTACGAGTGTATCGAAGGATGATGTCGTAGCGCAAAACTATTTTCACCTTTCTAAATTTACGGCTGGAGTTACTGACGATATTATACAAATTAAGATATATGCCGATGGAATTATGTCAGCCAAGGTCGCTGTATATGCTGATAATGCTGGCGAACCTGGAGCTTTATTAAATGCAGTTGATGTCGCTCAGTCTTTGGTTGCAGGTTGGAATATTATAAACTTTCCAGCGACTTCTATTGTCCAAGGCACTGACTACTGGTTGGCTTTCAATTCAGGATGACGATATGGCTACTATAACTTTAAGGCCTAATGGCGCTGGGGACTTAACTGAGTGGACACCAAACGCAGGAGCAAATTGGCAATGTGTGGATGAGGCCGTTTGTGATGCAAGTGACCATGTTACTGCTAATACTGATGGCTTGCGTGATTTATACACTTTACCTGCTGATGTCCCGCTCACAGCTAGTATTAACAGTGTTACAGTTTACCGTGCTCAAGACAGGGCTGCTCAGTGGACTGTTGGGCATACATATCCTATTTTAAAGACAGGTGGGGTTATACATCGAGGTGCTGCTGTAACAGCTTCTTACCCGCACGTTACTATTTCGTGTAATAGTCCAGTCTCACATACCTGGACAGAGAATCCTGAAACTACAAATCCTTGGACACCAGCCGAAGTAAATGCTTTACAAGCAGGAGTTGAGGAGGTAGTTACTGGGGCACAAGTATATGTTCAACATCTTTACGTTGTAGTCGATTATACTCCTTTTTCAATCGGTCTCCATACTGCTACAGCACAAAGACGCTACAAGGCAGAGACATTTTCAACCTTTACGTTCCCTAACCCTGCTGGGGCTGGCTTCTCAAGCGCTAGTAATGGGTACTATATGATAGCAGGATGGGGCGAGTTTGGCATAATTAGTACCGAAGCCTTTGGTACACCTGTGGTAGCTGGCCCGATAATAGTTACTTCCATAGCATCTGCTGAAGCTTTTGGTGACACGAATGTCATCTATATCATAACCACTGAAGGGATAGAATCAGCAGAGGCACTCGGGACAGCTCAATTGGACTTCACTATATTCCCCGATGCGATTGTAAGCGCTGAGGCTTTTGGAACTACAACACTGATTCTTTACTTGCTACCATCCTCGATAGCATCTCTCGAGGCCTTTGGAACAGCAAGTGTAAACTTTATCTTAAAGCCCGATGGGATAGCTACGCTAGAGGCATTTGGAACGGCACAGCTAAACTTCACCATATTCCCTGATGGAATAGTAAGTGCTGAAGCCTTTGGCTCAATGGTAGTTGAGAAACCTCTCTTTTATGTTCAGCGCTATGTTATTGAGGTACGAAACACTGCAGGGGAGTTACTGGCTGTTCTGAAAGATGTCTATG